GACTTGCTCAAGCAGTTTGATTTCGTGACTTATAGGAACGAGAGTAAACGCATTAATTTGAACTCGCCCGTTTCTATTTGGTCCTTAATCTACATAGTAGAATCAATCACAATTTTACACACACATATTATGCTAGGCAGCGCACATCGAGACCTGTGTCACTTAACTTAGTGGTAGCTGTCACAATACAATTACACACCCTTAATATGTGTAGTCTCACGTATTAAGATGCTTTGTTTGTTTTATTTAACGTAGCATCACTTCGCAACACTTTGTTGTGATTTTATAATATAACGTAGAATCACTCATGTTCACTTAGAACATGTTTTATTGATTTAAATTTAGATGCATCTAATTATCACTAGGATTATTAGATTAATTAAATTCACCTCATGTTCACTATGAACATGTTGTATTTTAGCATCAACTCGCGTCTAAAAGATTTCTTCGGTTGTCTTTTACAAATCCCTAGGACTCGACACCCTAGTGGAGGCGCATTTTTAGCCTAGTTTACGATAGGATACCACCTGTGGGTTTCGTCGCCCATAGCGCTGTTATTGCTAGGTGAGAGCCATTTTAAGGCCTTGAGAAATGTACTTATCATTTAGGTATTAAGTGAGCTACTTGGGAGAGGGAGGGTTCGACCCGCTCCTTGAACGTAACCAGGATTTCGTTCCCTGGGGTAGTTACACCCAATGTTAAGTCTGTAGTTCAGTCACAGCATTTCGCCCGGTTATTCGGCAAGGTGTTAATTGGAGTTTATATATTATGGACAAGTGTTATGTTTTGCCTACTGACCTCCCCGTTGACGACCATATGCATGAACCCCGACCGACTCAAAGAAAAGCAACATTGTTCGACTTCATTGACAATGTTTGCCCAGGAAAATTTTCAAATCCGGGAGGACCGGTACATTTAGATGAATTGACTGAGTTTTATGAAAGTATTTATGAAACTCTTAGTGAGAAAGAATTCCTTCAGATTTTCTCACATGATCTAGAACTGCGACGATTGTATCAGTCAATTTATCCTAGTAATTTGAAAAGATTTCATCAATATATGATGTTTTTAACATCACAAGATTATCAAACAATTATAAATTCAGTAGAGAGTTTCAAATTTGTTTCAGAAAAGACTTTGAATGGAAATTCAAAAGCTGCAAAGAAAATATTGCAAAATATTAGACGAGAGAATAGAAATTATTTAAACTTAGTCTTTGCAGACGGGGCCGCCACTAGACCTCAAGGCCCAGTCTTCGAGAAACAAATATTTGGGTTTGAAAATATACCCACAGCACTTGACAATTGTGCTGCAGGAACTAAAAAGTTCGAGGCAAGCATGGATTCTCTTCAAGAAGCCATGAATAGAACAAAAGATATGACTGATGATTTATGCAATCGAACTCAGAACATGTTCGATTTACTAGAACCAAAAATGCAACAAATATTATATCCAGAGTCATTGTTGCAGAAAGTATGGACTCAAGCAAAGATTAATATCATTCCCATTTGTATGAATGTTACCCAACTGATCAAAAGGACATCAAAGATGGAGATATTAACAGCAATTTCTTCCATCGTTGGTCTTCTCGGCCTCACTGAGAATATCACACAAAAATTAATGAGCAAATTTACACAGTTTACAGGAAAAGCAGAAAAACAGATGTCCAAAACTACTGTGCTCTTAGGAATGCTCGCATCCTGTTTGGGAGATTATTCACCAAGTAAGATTCTAACAGGAAATGCAAGAGGATTATTTGCAGCACAGAAAGAAGCAGAAGCTATGGACACAATGCATAAGTTATTTATGGAAGTATTGGAAGAATGGGG